TATACTGTTCAGATATAGAAGATTATGTATATTACGATGACGCATTCTACGATGAAAGAAGCGGAGAGTATTTATCTGAGCGCCCCGAAAGCTCGGCGCATATAGCTGAATACCATAGAAGCCCTTCTAGTAACGTTATATATAACCCTACCGCTGGTTCTCACAAATACGGTATAGGCTTTGAAGTAGAAAAGAATTCTATATTGGGGAAAAGTCATGAAGGCGAGTATATAGGAGAATACGAGTTCTTCTCTGGATTCGAAAACGATGCGAGTTGCGGGGTAGAAGGTATATCAAATATATATTGTCTAGAGTACGGATACGATACGCTAAAAGAGCACGTTAAAGAAGCTAAAGATATATTAAACGATAATAATGTAGATTCTAATTGCGGTGGGCATATAAACGTTTCTGGTCCTTCTGATATAGTAAACCTAGCTAATATAAGAAAGTACTCGGGGCTCTTGTTTGCCATGTATAGATATAGACTTCAGAAAAGCTACTCGAGTTCTAATAAGAAACTGGAAGAATATAATAAGAGTACTAAGTACTCAGCTATACGTGAAAAGAATACTTCTGTCGGTTGGAATAGAACGCTTATAGAGTTCAGACTTATATCTAGGGTAGAACACTCGAATCAAATACTGTTTAGATATAAACTAATACAGAAGCTTATAAAGGCAGTAGAGAAGGGTATATCTTTTGAAGAATACCTTTCAGACAATCAGTCTCTATTGAAAGCTATATACTCAGAAGAAAAGCTTAGGAGAATAAATGCAATGTCTATATCTTTTAACAGTTGGATAAATGCGGAACATGAATTCCTTGAGGAATCTCAAGAGAATATACAACAATTCATATAAACAATACAATACAATATAATATAATATAAAAAAACATGTGCTTAATTATACTAAACAAAAGGGGTAAATCTATACCCGAAAATATTATACATAACGCAGAGGTAAAGAATCCAGATGGATTCGGTATAGTATATCTAGATACTCTAGATATTATAAAGACCGCTGATTACGATATAGCTAAAGACCTTATAAATACTAAGAGACCTTTTGTATGTCATTATAGATACGCTACGGTAGGAGAGATAAACGAAAGCAATATGCATCCTTTCGAATTCATAAATAACAGTGCTAGATATTGTATAATGACAAACGGTACATATTCAGGATTGGGAGATAAGAATATATCAGATACTAAAGAATTATCTAATATACTTTCCGATATACCTTCTAAGTATTGGCTAAAGGTATTATCCTTGTCTGACACTAGAGCCCTTATAATAAATCTAGATACTGGAAATATTATAAGGCACGGAGATTGGCATAAGAAAGATAAGGTATTATATAGTAAATCGAATTGTTTCGGTAGAAAGCAAAGTAATATAATAAATTGGGATTCGTATGATTATAAAGGTAGTTATAATAATTATAGTAATTCATATAAATACAAGGAGTACTATAATTGCTCGCATGATTTAGAGTCCGAGTATTTGGATACTTCTTATGATTCTATATACGATTGCGATACTTGCGATAGTGTATACGATTGGGGCGATTGTAAATACGTTGCGGTATATGGTACGCTGAAAAGTAATAAAGGTAACCATACTGTACTAGGAGATTCCGAATATATAGGAAAAGGAGAGACGGTAGATAAATACGGTATGCAGTGTTCAAATATTCCTTTTCTATATAAGGATATACAGAAGGACAATATACGAGTAGAAGTATACGAGGTATCTGGTAAAGATATAGAATTCTCTTTAGACTCCTTAGAAGGGCATCCTAATATGTACGAAAGAGAAAAGGTGTATATAGCTTTAGACGGTTACGCTGAACCAATAGAATGCTGGATATACTTTTATAAACACGAGGAATATAATGAATTAGAATATAGAAAGGAATTCTAAAAATGGAGATAGATATTATACATAACATACGGTTTATATCTGGAATAATTATATTGCTTTCTTTGTTATACCTTAAAAGGAAAGGAAAGATATAATGACTTTATTTATAAAAGTAAAACGCTCATTTGATCCGCTAACAAAGCGATGGGGATATATAGCCATATCCGATATTGGTTCTTCGTTTTCTTTTACAGAAGAAAACGCGGTAAATATATTGCTCAAAAGGAATCCTGAATATAAGAACTTCTTTATAGAAAGATTTAGTATATTCAGTAAATAGAGTACAATATATATTCTGATTCTATCGGGGCCCCATTTTCGGGGCCCTTTTTCGTATCGGGGCCCTTCTGAGTATCGGGGCCCTTAGTTGGGGCCCTTAGTTGGGGCCCTTCGGGGCGGTACTCTACCCTATGAAGGGCCCCAAAGGGCCATACAGACCATCTAGGGCCCTTGTACGCATATTCTAGGGCTGATAGATGCCCATTTCAGGGCTCCAGATGGCCCTACAAGGTCTTTTGGGGCATTACTTGATACATTACCCCAATAATACCCCAACAGGGCATTCTAGGGCCTCTCATGCCCTAATTTGCCGATTCGATTAAATCGGGGCCAATCGGGGCCATAATGTCAGGTACGATTTACACTTCTTTTACTACGATTTATATCTTTTTTACATTTTAATTCAGGGCTCCGAATCCAGCCAATTCTGTATTTACGATCCAATTACAGAGCAACTTTTCTGTACGTCCTGATTTTTTAACTACAGTCAAAATTTGTTGTCCTGGCAATCCAACTACATAGGTGGTATCATGATCGTGGGTACCGGGTCGCGCGCGTGTGCGCGTGTATGACCGGGAGCGGGCCAGGGTCTAGTGCTTCACTTTTAACTTATTTTTACACATATAAGTATAATAAGCCTAAGCCTAAAGAAAATAAGCCTAAGCCTAAGCAAGCCTAAGCCTAAACGTAAAAATCCAGTTTCCAGTTGGTACACTTGGTACACTTGTCCACTTCTTCTTGAAATCAGTCTTTTTTAAGAAGCAGGTATTTTGCTTGACAGAATCATAGAACCTTGGTGAGGGGTAGGAATGTCACCATCAAGAGGGATCTGGATCTCATCCCAAGTATTAAGCGATCCAAAACTAAGACACATCGACAAACTGATCCTGAGCTACGTGCAGGGATTTAGCGGAGATGAAGGTTGCTTTGCTAGCAACCGAGCGATAGCGGAACTGTTAGGTGTACAGCACCCTAACAGCATTCAGAACAGAATCTCGGTCCTTGTTGAGAAGAATTACCTCCGCAAGAAAGGCTCTCATGGGTACAGAAAACTCTATCTAGGAGAAAAAATCAAATAAAGTGAATGAGTTACATCTTTTTGCAGGAGCAGGGGGCGGTATCCTCGGTGGACAACTTCTCGGACATTCCACAGTCTGTGCTGTCGAAATTGAAGAGTACCCAAGACAAGTCTTGCTGCAACGACAACGAGACGGAGTGCTGCCTAAGTTCCCCATCTGGGATGATGTCTGCACCTTTGACGGAACCCCATGGAGAGGAACAGTTGATGTTGTTTGCGGAGGATTCCCTTGCCAAGACATATCCCCACAAGGAAAAGGCATTGGAATCAATGGTGAACGCAGTGGACTTTGGAAGGAATATAAAAGAATCATTAGGGAAATTAAACCTCAGTATGTCTTTGCTGAAAACTCCTCGTTATTGCGGAAACGTGGGCTTGACGTTGTCCTCGGAGACTTGTCCGAATTGGGGTATGATGCAAGATGGGGCGTGTTGGGAAGTGGGGACATTAAAGCACCTCACCAAAGAAAGCGTATGTGGGTACTGGCTTCCAACTCCAATGGCACACAACAAAAAAGAAGGCGGTTATCCAGCGGAGACAAGGAGGAATACACCAACCTTAACATACCGAGTAAATGGACTAAACGGAGGGGCATTACACCCCAACTTCACAGAAAGAATGATGGGTTGGCCTGTGGATTGGACAGACTTAAAGCCATTGGCAATGGACAAGATCCTTGGGTGGCAGCAACAGCATGGAGAATTCTGACAGATGATCTTTATCAAAAACCAAATGATGTACTCAAGTAAACCAAATGGTTTAGGGTAGTAAATCAAATGGTTTACATATAACTAACTTAAAACTAAAGTATAACTAATTAGTATTAGTACCTAAAGGTTTTTAGGACCTAAAATGATTAGTTTTTTAGTTGAGTTAGTTAGTTGAAGGTAAGTGTGAATCTAAGGTGAAAGTTAAGTTCACCGTTCGGGGACGTAAATCCTCACGGATTTCCATTAAGTTTCCCCGCTAACCAGTTAAATAAATGTAAAGTGAGGTTAAGTTGTTGACAACGGTGAGTAAGTCCACAGAGTGCAGTTCATGGACAAAAACACAAAACCAGCAGTGGGCGCCGAAAAGCCCACAGTATCGGGTCTGCTAGAGCAGACTCTTCGGGCGATGAAGCCCGACCGTCAGTTGGAATTCGAAGCCGCTATGTGGTTTCACGAGGTAGAGGAAAAACAAAGAGTCTCTGAGCAGGAGATGGAGGAGTACTACCAGAGAAAGGGGGAAATGAAATGGAGCAGCTAACATTTAAAGAGCCAGTAGCTAGAAGCACAGATCCGGTAACTAGTCATGAAGCAGCGGTAGATGCTGCTCGTTTTTCGGGCAACAACAGAAGCAAGGTCTTAAACTTGCTGTACTCGTTCGGGGCTCTGACGGACTATGAGTTATCCGATAAAACAGGGCTACAGCAAAATTCTATCGGCAAACGCCGAGGAGAGTGCAGTCAAGCTGGACTAGTGCAAGCCTTGACCGACCTAGACGGTAATCCTGTTAAGGGAAGGACTCCTAGTGGCAGTAAAGCCATTCGGTGGACCCTCACGTCTAAGGGCGTGGAATTTGTCCAAGGAGGTTTATCGTGCTAGACGTAGGTAGCGTGATCACATTCAGGCTACAGCCAGCCGACATCCTTTATGCGGGTCAAGTCATCCGCCTGAAGGAGCTTCCGGACTCGGACTACAAGGTCGAGGTCAGGGGTCGGTCAGGCAGGACTCTTGTCCTAGATAGCTTTCACGAAAGTGGGGGCATGATCTGGCCTAATTACACTCACGCGGATATGTACGTAGAGGGGGGCTGGGAAGCTCTCTGCGAGAAAAAGCTCGTAGACACGTATTACTTTGATGCAGAATCCGCTCGCAAAAAAGATGCTGCGGATAGAAAAAGAAGAAAACCATCAATGGTCAAGGAGGACCAGCGGTTCAAAAACGAACCATTACACATATGTACAACATCAATCACGAAATAAACGCCGAGTTTTTCTCGGCAGTAAAAGAGTTGTTCGGAACCTCTTTAGAGGATCTGAAAAAGCGATCTAGAACGGAGCCACTGGCTTCCGTTAGGGCCTTAGTGGGGTGCTATCTCCACAATGAGATGGACTTAGCGAGGAATCAAATCGCCGATATATTGGATCGCGATAAGACGAACATAAGTCACTACTTCTTCAACCATGAGGACAGAATGGATGCAGACAAAGCATATCGCAAAAGCTACAACGCTCTACTAGAAAAAACAAAGGATCAACATGTGCTTTAATTACCAAATAGACAGCGACACTGCCTCTCTTGAGAAAGCAGTAAATCAGATAGACAAGAGCTGGGATGATCCAGTCATCATATCTAGATGGGACGGAGAACGAGTTTCGTTTGACTCCGGTCCTAGGGCGGTTTTTCACCCCACTCTTCTAAAGGTTTGTATGTGGGACGTAGATGACGTTCTAACAGATGAGCATTTAGACGATGTGGCCGACGAATTGATAAAAGAAACCCTTTATAAAATAATATGAGTACACCACAAGAACTCAACCTCGCCCTTTCAGGGCAGATCGACGCTGTAATGCAGCGATATTTCCCAGATGCTAAGAAGCGTGGGAGCAACTTCGAGATGGGCGATCTTGACGGAAACAAGGGCTCCTCTTGTGGAGTGTTCCGAGCCAAGGGAGGAATATATCTAGCAAAGGATTCAGCTACAGGCGAGTGCATACCTATACTATCTTTGATTGCTAGGAAGCACAGCAACTGGAAGGAGGCATTCACCGAGGCGAGGCGGATTTGCGGTTTGCATGATGTGAAGCCCGTCATATCTGCCGAGCGTCCTGTAGTTTCTAGAGACAGCAGTTCTGCACTAGGACCCATGCGCGGAACTGAGGCAATGAAATACCTTTCCCATGACCGAGGTCTGTCTGAGGCAGTCCTAAAGAAGTACGAAATCCGAAGTCACAAGCGGTACAGCGGAGTGAATGAAGATTTTTGGGCAGCTAGGTTTTACGACGCTGAAGGAAATTACGTTATGCTAAAAAGCACTGGTGTGCTGAGGCAGGACGGCAAGAAGGACATATGGAGTACAAAAGCGTGGCATACACTCTGGGGGTGGAAGAACGTTACCGACAACGACAGGAGTATCCTGATCACCGAAGGTGAGATAGATGCTATGTCATGGGACCAGATGGATGTAGGGATGCCGTGTCTGTCTGTACCGAGCGGTGTATCCAACTTGGGTTGGATTGATAACGACTACGAGGCGTTGTCTCGTTTCGAGAACGTCTACATAGCAATGGACAACGATGAGGCTGGGCAGAAGGCCTCAAAAGCGATAGCTAAACGACTTGGTCTGCAACGGTGCAGGACTGTGCAGTACCCAGAAGACATCAATGACGCTAACGATTTGTTGCGGAAACGTCCTACCGATGCTATTGGTCTAGTACAAGCTGCGGAATCAAATGATCCTCCTACAATACGCACAGCTGCGAGCCTAGGCTCAGATGTTGCCGACGAGGTACAGAGATACGAGTCCGAAAAGGCCCACAATCCTTTCATGTGGCCTGAGCTACCGTTCCGACTGCGTGAGGGTGAGCTGGTTACACTAGGTGGTTACGCAGGACATGGCAAGTCTCAGTTGATGTACCAGATGGTACTTCACGAGATGGTGGCTAATGATCGCAGGGGATGTGTTGCGTCGTTTGAGATACCTAGTTCTTCGATGCTGATGCAGATGCTGTGGATGCAAAACGGTAAATGCCCAAATCCTGACAAGATCGAGGACGAGGTGCAGATTCTCGCAGATAAACTCTGGTTTGTGGAATCCGAGGAGGGTACAGATAACACTTGGGAAAGCCTTAAGGATGACTTTTTGTACGCTAATCGCAGATATGGATGCGACATCTTTGTGATAGATGCACTGATGCACCTCACCGCCAAGGACGATTGGAATGGGCAGGAGCGTATCGCGAAGCAAGCAGCTAAGTTCGCCCTCGATAACCGCGTCACGGTGGTTTTAATTGCACACTGTGATGCCAAGAAGGCGACCACGGCTGGTGTACCGGAGAACGAGCACATACTAGGTGGGCAAGGCATAGTTGCTGCGTCTCACAGCATTGCACTCATCTGGAGGAACAAGGAGAAGGAGAAGAAGCTAGAAGCAGGAGAGCAGGCAGAAGGACCCGATGGGAAGTTCTACGTGTCTAAGCAAAGGAACTCCGGAATCCTTGTTTACAGGGATCTGTGGTTCCAGAAAAGTCGCCGAATGTTTCACACGGATATACAAAATCTAGAAAAACTAGAAAAAAATAACGAAATGTCGGATTGGGACTTGACAGAGGCTGATTTTGATGACTTTTAGTACTTATGGACACAATTAAAAGCGTAGAAAGATTCGGCGATCCTTGGGAATCCAAGTACGGGACAATGTACCCGTTCGCAGTAACCCTCGAAGGAGGGGAACAAGTTTTTGCTAACGGTACCAGCGAGTCCCCTTGGTGGGGTCCCGGATCTATTGTCGAAATGACAGTGAAGGGCGAAACAAAAAAGGGGAACAAGAAGGTTTCCTTTGGGAAGCCTGAAGGTGTAGCTCAACCTCCACGATCTACACCAGCAACAGCAGCACATACTAAGAGGGATCAAGCCATATCATTAGCAATGATCTTCAAGATCGCTGCTGAACGAGGCGGTACTCCCAATGAGTCACTGGATTTAGCTAGGGATCTGTGGTCAGCATTCACGGAGTTTCAGGATTCACCTGAAGCTGAAACAATTTCCTCTTCGGAAGAAGAGGCTTTCTAGTACTCATTATACTATACGTTTGGATACACCATCGAGGGGGTCTAGGGTTTTTCATGTTTCCCCTAGGCCCCCTTTTTTTTATGAAGAGATTTGATATATCATCTGATTTTTTGCCAACAACTTACCTAGTTCAGGTAGGTGGATCTTTTGAGTCCTTCAAAAAATGGATTCAAGAGTCTGGAGTTATCGAGGATATAGAGCTAGGAGAGTGCAGAGGATGCTGTTGGACAATTTCTCCTTGGATATTGGTTTACACTGAGAGCAACGACAAGCCACTTATCGCTCACGAAATTTATCACGCTGTTCACAGCACACAAGAGTACGCGGACTGCAAGGACGAGGAGTTCGGGGCAATGTGTACAGAATTTTTAGCCTCAAAATTGCTATGAGTAAACTATTAGTTATCGGAGACCTACATGAGCCTTTTTGCTTAGACAAATATTTTTCGTTCTGCAAAAGGCTTTACAAGAAAAAGAACTGCAACCGTGTCCTATTTATCGGGGACATCATTGACTCGCATTACAGTTCGTTTCATGAGCAGGACCCAGACGGAATGTCTGCTGGAGATGAGTTAGACCTGTCTATTAAAAAGGTTGCACGTTGGTACAGGGCATTTCCAAGGGCTGATGTAGTAATAGGGAACCATGATCGCATTGTGTCCCGTAAGGCGTTTAGTGCAGGGGTAAGCAAACGGTGGATTCGCAGTTGTCCAGAGGTGCTAGGTACACCTAATTGGAAATTTCACGAAAGTATCCATATAGATGGAGTTAAGTACTGCCACGGAGAAGGCAAGAAGGGCATCCAAAGGGCTAAGGCCGATATGGTTAATAACGTGCAGGGGCATTATCACACGGAGTGCTACGTGCAATGGGCGGTTGGTGACTCCTTTCGTGTTTTCGGTATGCAATCTGGATGCGGGATTGACCACGCTAGTTACGCAATGGCGTACGGAAAGCATGGCCCTAAGCCAGCAATAGCTTGTGGTTTTGTTGAGAACGGAGGCAAAAGCGATCTAGACGAGGTTAGCGTTTACCCTATGGCTCTATGACTTTTAGGTCTAACCCACAGCACAAGGTTTGCGTCCTACCCAAAGACAGCTCTGAGCGTAAAAAATGGTCCATTTATTCCGGTGTTCTGTCTCCGTTCCCGAATGCCATTGCAGCAGTAGCTAGGAAGTCTTACGAGGGACACAATAAACATTGCGACTCAGAGAAGCCAATGTATTGGGAGTTCGACAAATCCAATGATCACCATGATTGCCTAATGCGTCACCTCCTAGAGGAGGACTACGCAGCAGTTGCTTGGAGAGCCTTAGCTCTACTTGAAACTAAAATACAAAAAAAGGACTACGATCTGTAGTTTTTTCTTGATCTTTTGAAATCAATCTTATTTTTAATAAATTATGTCTAACGAAATAAAAAAAGAAATAACGGACGAACAAGTTAAAGATTACATGATCAATAACGTGTTCAATAATCATTCAGTCCTCGATCTCCTTCAGGGAATGACTCTTAATGCTCTTGTGAACTTCGGTCACGATCTTGCCAGAAAGAATGTTAATCGCTCTTGGGAGAACCTTACAGGTGCGGATATTGACGATATTAAAGATCAAATCGTAAACCAAATCAAAGCTAACTCTAAAAATGCAGAGTCAAACGAGTCCAACGATTGATTGGGGAGAGGTTGTACAGTGGTGCAAATTCTACCTTTCTTCTGACCACAATGGAATTGAGTCCGTGGCTGCTCTCATAGGTGGAGTTCACCACAGAGAGTACAAACGGATTGATGACGATACACTCCATCTAGATGGAAGCACGTATCATCGTCAGAAGGCTCAGATTGATGGAAAGGAAATATACGGTTTCCGATCAGAAGGATTATCCGACAAGGATTACATCCAGATGCTGAAGTTAACTCTGCTTGACAAATACAAAGAAGAGATCTTCAAAATGGTGGAGGAGCCTAATATAACACTTTCCCCGTAATGCACTTCTACAAAAAAAGCAGCGCAGGCAATGTCTCCTTGGTTAGCTCTGTGGACAGTATAGCTAAGGCCAAGAAGCACGGGGGAGTATCTCCGTCCGTTACTGGCATTCTCTCTATAATGCCCAAGGGTTTATCTGGGTTCGACATGAACATCTGGAGAGAGAACAAGCTGATTGAGTTCACTAAGAAGTACCCAGACGATCCACCAGCGAAGCTCAAAGAGCGTCTATGGGGGTACAGGACAGACGAAGACGGGACTGAGATTACGTCATCAGAGTTCGGTACAAGGGCTCACGCTGGCCTAGAGGAGGCTCTAAAGATGTACCAAGACGGAGCTGACTATCACGGACCGTACAAGCAGTACGCAAGTAAGTTCATAGAGCACATATATACAGTAGGATCGGTTCCCGTTCACATGGAGCTATCTGTTCTTGATGATGATCTTAACGTAGCAGGGATGCTGGATCTTGTTTGCATGAGTGCCAAGGGGAAGTACGAGTTGTACGACTTTAAATTCAGGAACGATAAGAACAAGAGCTATGACACGGATTGTTGCCAGCTAGCCATTGAGGCTAAGATTGTCGCAAAGCAGTGGGAACTAGATTACATTCCGGATGTTTTTAGCGTAGTATTTGACTGCGAGTCAGCGGAAATGAAGGTAAAGCATTGGACTGCTTCTAAGGTAGACTGGGGCATTACTGCGTTCGAGAAGCTGAACGATAACTATCAGTTCTTCTCTGGTCTCAACTATGGAAAAGAAGCTAAAGCATAATGAGATCAAAGCCTACAGGGAAGAACTCCTAATCCGACAAGGAGGAAGAGATCCTATTACGGGATTGAAGATCAAAGATGCGGTCTTAGACCACGATCATGTCTCAGGGCGCGTCAGATGCGTTCTACAGCGTGAAGTCAATTCATTCGAGGGTAAGGTATGGAACGCGTACAAACGATTTATACGGCCTCTGGGAGCCTCT